TCAAATCTTAAACCGGCCGAACTTGAAGGGGATCACAATCCCCACCACAAAGAAGCGTTGAGCCTCGTCAGCGCTGTAGGTCTCGGTATTTAACGACCCATCACTCTTCACCACAATCGAGCCGTCCAGCTTGAGCTGGATGCGCTTGAAGCGCAGATGGCCGTCCTGCTGGATGGCATAGATCGCATCGTCAATGAACCGACTGCAGGAAGTATCGACCAACACCTGGTCTCCATGCGACAGCGTTGGCTCCATGCTATCGCCAGACACCGAGGCGATCTTGATCTTGCCAAAGTTGTTGCCGATGCGTTCGCGCAGCAGGCGTAGGTCGACGCGGACTTTAACGATGGCCTCTTCGTGCACCTCCGCACCAGGCCCGGCAGAGCCGTTCACGTTGACGTACTTGTCGATGGCGACGTAATTCCCATCAGGCTCACCAGCAGTCAGGACGGTTGGTGCGCGCCCCAGATCGTATGGCCGGTGCTGATCCTGGTCGGATAGCAACATCTCCCCCTCACCAGACAACAACCAATTGATGTTCAACCCCGCCTTCCTGAGCTTTTCCAGCGACTCGCTCTTCGGTTTGTCGCCCGCTTCCAAGCGCTTGTAGGTGCCATACGCTATCTCAATTTCGAGCGCGAAAACATCCTGAGCCTTCCCAGTTCTGAGCCTGAAAGCACGCAGGCGACTGGCGATATCGTCAGGAATATCGCTTCCGGACGCTTCCACGGTCAAAGCGTCCGGTGAAAGCGTCCGGCAACACCCAGCCGGACACTTTCATTAATAAATTGATTTATATAAATAATCATAGTTTTTATGTGTCCTCCGCGAAACAAGAAAGCGTCAGGCTCAAAATTAGGCTGTCAGAGGGGTTGACATAGCTCATAACTGAGCCTCAGAATGCGAACCATCGAACAACAGCCCAGAAGTGAGCAACATGACAAAGAGCGCGGCAAAAAAACCAGTCGACCAAGACTGGCACCCAGCGGACATCAAAGCCGCACTCCATAAAAACGGGATCACGCTGGCATCAATAGCCGAAGTCTATGGGATGAGAAGCTCTTCCTCGCTTTCATCCACCTTCACCCGTAGTTACCCACTCAACGAAAAACGCATCGCCGACGCCATCGGCGTACACCCAATGGTGATATGGCCGTCCCGCTACAACAAGGACGGATCAATCAAGCCACGCGGCTTCCGTGCGGTGCAGTTTAACGCAACGGCACTGGCGCGCAATAGCAAGACAACCGCCGCCGACAGCAGAATTTTGAAGGCTGTCTGACATGAGCCGCCGCCCTTATGACACCCTGACCGGAGACCTGTTCTCCAGCATCCCCCAGGCGCACCCGATGACGCCCGGATCGTGGAATTTCCGCAGGGAAATTGCGGCTGTCATGGGCGAAGCAATCAAGGCATGTCACAAGGACCGCTGGCAGATCGCCGCCGACATGAGCCGCCTGCTTGGCCGCGAAATCTCGGTCAACACGCTGGACAAATACACCTCCGAAGCCTCGGAAGATCACATCCCCAATCTTGAAACAGCCATCGTCTTTGATGCAGCCACCGAGCAAACGGCGCTGGCGAACTTCTACGCCAGCAAGCTCGGATGCAGCGTGCTGCCGGGCAAAGACTCCATGTTGGCCGAGCTGGGCCGGATCGAGCAGATGCGGGGAGACCTGGCAAAGCAAGAGAAGGCAATCAAGCGAATCCTGGGAGAGCAGCAATGACAGATCGCGTGGACATCAAAACCATCGCCGTCGCACTAGGCGTGGCTAAATCAAGCGCATGTGATCGCGCCAACCGTGAAGTATGGCCCTTTGTAGAGCAAGCCGCCCGTGGCGGCCAAAAGCGCCTCTACCCCCTGTCCACCCTACCCATGCCTGTGCGCGAAGCCATCCTGCGCCACACCCTAAAACAGAACCAGCCCGCTGGCGTTTCTACCATTTCACCAGCGGTTTCCAGTGCCGTGGCCCCCAATACCACGGCACCTTTTTATCCCGTCGCTCTGCCGGTTTCGCATGAGCTGAAAGACTGGCAGCGCAAAACAGCCGAGGCGCGCAGCGCCATCATCGCCGAGATCAAGCGCCTGTCCAAGGCTGCCGGTATGGAGAAAGCCATACAGGCTGTGATCGCACTGGCCGCCAACAACGAGCTACCCGAGCAGCTGCAGCGTCTGGTGCCGGTGGCCAACGCCAAGGCCGGATCGGAAGGCAAACGCCACCTGTCCCGCACCTCCATCTACCGCTGGATGAAGGAAGCCGAGCAAGGCTTTGCCGCGCTGGCACCGAAGGCCCACGAAGCGCAGATGAAGGTTCCCGCATGGGCACCCGAGCTGCTCCGCCTCTACCAGCAGCCGCAGAAGCCCACCCTCAAGAAATGCCTGGACGATCTGGTGCTGCCGGAAGGCATGTCCGCCCCGTCATACTGGGCCGCGCAGCGCTTCCTGGAAAAGATGAGCAAGCTGGATCTGGCCCAAGGCCGCATGCTGCCGCGCGAGATCAAGTCGGTGCGCGCCTTTGTGCGCCGCGATACCAGCCAGATGTGGCCCGGCGATGCGTACACCGCAGACGGGCACACCTTCGATGCCGAAGTCGCGCACCCGCGCCACGGCAAACCCTTCCGCCCAGAGATCACCAGCGTGATCGACATCGCCACTCGTAAATCGGTGGGATGGAGCGTGGATCTCGCAGAGTCCACCTGGGCGGTCCTCGACGCGCTGCGCTGCTCGGTTGAGCAATGCGGCATCCCCTCAATCTTCTACGTGGACAACGGCTCCGGATACAAGAACGCCCTTATGGGCGACGACGCCACCGGCTTCATGGCCCGCCTCGGCATCAGCATCACCCACAGCCTGCCGTACAACTCCCAGGCGCGCGGCATCATCGAGCGCAGCCACCAGACCATCTGGGTGCGCGGAGCCAAGGAACTGCCCACCTACATGGGCGAACCGATGGACCGCGAAGCCAAGCAGGCCGCCTTCAAGATCACCCGCAAAGACATCAACGCAGTCGGCACCTCGCGCCTGCTCATGCCGTTCAGCGAGTTCGTTAAATGGTGCGAAGCCAAGGCCGACGCCTACAACAACCGCCCGCACCGCAGCCTGCCCAAGATCGCCGACCCTGTCACAGGCCGGTCGCGTCATCAAACCCCCAACGAGGCATGGGCCGCTGCGATGGCAGAAGGCTGGGAGCCGGTGAAGGTCGAAGCCTCCGAGGCCGCCGACCTGTTCCGCCCCTACAAGATCGGCAAGACACACCGCGCCGAAGTGCGCCTGTTCGGCAACATCTACTTCAACCGCGCCCTGGAGCACTACCACGCCGAGCAAGTCCGCATCGGCTACGACATCCATGACGGCAGCCGCGTATGGGTGCGCGATATGGAAGGCCGCCTCATCTGCGTGGCCGAGTTCGAAGCCAACAAAACCGCCTACTTCCCCATGTCGCAGCAGCGTGCCGCCGATGAAAAGCGCGCCGCAGGTCGCATCAAGCGCGCCGAGGCCAAGATCGCCGAAGCCGAAGAAGAACTCAACCCGCCATTGGTCATCGAGCACCAGCAGGCCAAAACCGTGCCGCTGTTCGACTTCCACGCAGAGCCTGTGCTGGAGCGGCAGGACATCGCCATCGGTGTGGCCCCTATCCAGGCAGAACCGCTGCCCGATAACGCCGCCTACCTGCCGGTACCGCGCCCTGTATTCACAACAGACGCAGCCAAGTATCGCTGGCTGCGAGCCAACCCCAGCCAGAAGATCCCGCAGGACGAACACTGGCTCGATTGGTATTGCAACACCGACGAATGGGATGACCTGTTTGGCGAGGGTTTTGAGGTGGCTGCTGGCTAGGTAGCACTACCCAGCAGCCGATGAAGCAGTAGCAACGTGAAGTAACTACGAAAAGGAGTATGGAAGTGAAAAAAGTCTTTGTAAAGAACATCAGCAACTACGAGCGGTTCCGCACCGGCATCAGCGCGGTTGAGACACGCGGTGCATCGGAAGCCAGCCTCATGCTGGTATCCGGCCCCGCAGGCTACGGCAAGAGCCAGACGGTTGACCAGTGGGCCGTTGCCAACGGAGCGGCCTATCTGCGCGCCAAGGTCGAGTGGACGCCCAGCTACTTCATGCGTGAACTGGCCGAGACCCTCAAGCTCGACAGTCGTGGCCGCGCCAAGGATGTGTTCGGCCGCATCGCTGGTGTTCTTGGCGGGCAGCAGATCCCGCTGGTGATCGACGAGGTCGAACACTGCCTGCGCAATGGTGCCGAAGTGCTGGAAGCCATCCGCGACCTGTCAGACCTGACCGAAGTGATGGTGATCCTGGTGGGCATGGACGAAGTGCAAGCCAAGATCGCCCGCCACCTGCAGATCAGCAGCCGCATCGCCAAGGTGGTCGAGTTCCACCCCGCCACACCGGAAGATGTCACCGAGTTCTGCAAGCAGCTCAGCGAAGTCTCCATCGCCACCGACCTGGTCACCGAGATCCACCGCCAATCCAGCGGCCGCGTGCGCGAGATCATGAACGCCATCGCCACCGTCGAACAGACCGCCAAGCGCAACGGCAACAGCGCCGTCAGCCTGCAAGACATGGCCGGACAAGTGCTGACCCACGACTGGCAGGCGCGCCGCCCGCGCATGGTGTCGGTGAAAGGTGGCCGTTAAATGGCCTGGATCGCTGAACAGGTCTTAACGGCCATCAAGGATTCGGACATGCGCGAGTGCATAACCGAAGAGCGCCTGGTCGACCTTACCCAACTGACCAAGCGCAAGGTGCAGGAATCCTGCCGCAAGCTGTGCCACAGCGGCCTGCTGGAGAAGACCGGCCAAGGCTGCCACACCATCACCAAGGCGGGGCTGGAAGCCCTCAAGGCCGGTGCGCAGTACCGCTCCGGCCCCAAGGACAAGCAGCAGAACGGCAAGCGCGTCTGGAAGAACACCACCCGCATCCGCATCTGGCGCGCCATCCGCCTGCGTCGCAAGTTCACCGTGCCCGAGATCATCACCCTGGTGGCCGATGACGACGCGCGCGGCGACATCACCAGCAACGTGCAGAAGTACGTGCGTGCGTTGGCTGCGGCGGGATACCTGATCGAGCTTCCCAAGCGCGAGCAAGGAACCTCCCTCACCAGCAACGGCTACAAGCGCTGGTGGCTCACTGACGAGAAGGACAGCGGCCCGGATGCCCCCATCTGGCGGATCGGTCGCGGCACCGTCTACGACCCCAACACCAAGACCGAGGTGGCGATATGACCCAGACTGTGGATTGGCTAACCATCCTGCGCGCCAAGGTGGCGGCATCGAGCAATCAGGCCGTGGCGGACGAACTGGCCGTATCGCGCACCACGATCTCCCTGGTGCTGGCCGACAAGTATCCGGCCAAGACCGACAAGATCGCCGCCAAGGTGATGGACATGTATGCCCGCGTCACCTGCCCGCATACCGGCACCGAGATCACCCACGCCGAATGCCGCACCACATCCACCGCCAGCACACCAACCAGCAGCCCGCAGGCCATGCGCCAGTGGCGTGCCTGCCAAAGCTGCCCATTCAAGGGAGGTAAATGATGATCGACCACGCACCGCGCATCAATGCGCAAAGGCAGGCAGCGCAGGAAAACGCCGAGATGGCGGACATGGAAAAGCGCGCAGCGCCCCTGCACTGGGCGCTGATCATCGCCCTGGTGGTGGTGATCTCATCCAGCCTGTGGGACGGCTGGAAGCACTACGCCGACGTGGCCGCGCAGAGCGAGGCGCTGGTGCAATGTCTCAACGGTCGCACCATCGGTATCGGCGGCGCGGTTGTGCGTTGCGAAGTGCGTGAGCTGGTCGCACTGGGCGAGGTGCAGCCATGAATGCCGTCGAACGTCTCCAGCTCGCCCAGGTGGCCGACTACTGCGTGAAGTTTCTGAAAGCAAGTGGCATCAAGGTGCTGCGCGTGGAAGGCGACACCGAACAGCCACGCATCATCGTCAAGCACAACGCCATGTGCGACCGCTTCGAGGGAATCATCCTGGCATACGAGCGCAGCCAGCACGGCGAACGCCGCTACGGTTGGGTGTACCGCTTCGGTTGCCAGATCAAGTGGGCGGTACCGGCAGAGAACCCGCACAAAGTCGGGAGGGCAGCATGAGCCGCCTTGTCCAATACGAGCAGTACGACGTCATGCTCACCCTGCGCAACGGAATCAGCCAGGCTGTGGCCTCCGGCAGCGAGGCGGAAGCCCACGCAGCGGTCGGACGCCTGCAGGGCTACCTGATCGGCCTGCACACGGCTGGCGAGATCGAGAAGAGCGACGTGGCTGTGCTTGAGGCCGACATGATGTCCGGCATCGCCTTCCTCTACAACGCAAGGAAGGCTGGCCATGCTCATTGATCTTAAATCGGCGATCCGCACTGCGTTGGTCGGTTCGTCCGCTCTGAATCCGGTCGACACCGAGGTGCTCGTCAAAGGCCATCACCGAAGCCGCGTCGAAGCCACGCTGATGGAGCTGTACCAGGCGCGTGAGATCGGCTGCTGCAAGATCATCAAGGGTAGCCATGAAAGCATCGTGTGGTGGATCTCCGGCGTAATCGCCGGGCAGGACTGTTACTACGGCAAGAAGAACACGCCAACTGCGCCAAAAGCCTCGAAGCGTGCCATCCCCAAGATGCCGAAGGCCAAGGTGCGCCGTATGTCCGGCATTTCTGCCGAAGTGAAAGACCTGGTCTCTGCGCAGCCCGGCCTGACCACGTCAGAGATATGCGAGAAGCTCAATAAGGAATCCGCCGAATACCATCGGATACGTGTCGCCATTGCGTCCCTGTTCAAGCTCGGCCACCTCCGCGTCGAGGGCGTTGAACGGCACTATCGCTACTACCTTGAGGTTCAGGCATGAAGACCTCCTGCCCAGCCTGCGGCGCTGCCTTCTCGCTCGATGTACTCATCGGCAACGAAGGCGCGCGCGAGGCCGTCATGGCCGCGCTGGCCATCCCTGCGCCCCTTGGCAAGCTGCTCGTGCAATACCTCGGCCTCTTCCGCCCCGCGCAGCGCCAACTCTCGTTCGACCGCGTGGCGAACCTGCTGGGCGAGCTGCTGCCGCTGATCGCCGAAGCAAAGATAGAGCGCAACGGCCGCATCTGGTCCGCCCCGCAGGACTACTGGGCGGCTGCGCTGAACGAGATGCTGGCAAAGCGAGACGCACTCACCCTGCCGTTAAAAAGCCACGGTTACCTGCTGGCGATCATCGAAGGCTACAGCAGCAAGGCCGAAGCCAAGCAGGAGGCAGGCACTGAGGCGCGGCGCGGTGGATACACGCAGGTGGGCAGTGCAGCGATCCAGCCCGTCGACCTGGTGCTAGGACCAGCAACAAGCAAGCAGCGCAGCACCCCGCCTGATCTAAGAGCAGCACTACGCAGCAGTAGCAATTAACCACAAAGGAGAATCAGATGAACCAAGCAACCGTACAAACCCGCTTCCCCCTCCCGCAGCTCAACAAAGGCGAGACCTACGCCGGAGCCATCATCAACCCGGACGGCACTGGCAACCACACCATCCTGCTGCCCGGCGACAACGACGATGCCGACTGGCAGACCCAGATGGATTGGGCCAAATCCATCGGTGGAACCCTGCCTGACCGCGTCCAGCAAGCCATGCTCTACAAGCACCTTCCTGAGCATTTCCAGAAGGACTGGTACTGGTCTTGCGAGAAGCGTTCGGCAGGTTCCGCCTGGTATCAGACCTTCCTCAGTGGAGGCCAGGACTGGAGCAACACCAGCAGCAAGTGCCGTGCTGTGGCCGTCCGCAGCGTAGCCATTTAACGATTCAGCATTCATCAATTAGGAGGTTTCAATGAGCAACGCAAAGAAAGAATTTCTGGAAACCCTGCTCCAAGCGGGAGAACAGTACGCCGGGCTGCTGCTCGGCAAGAACGGTGATCCCGATCAGCACATCATCCTGCGTCCCGGCGAAGCGCAAGCCGTGAACTGGGACGATGCCCGCAAATTCGCCACTGACACAGGCGGCGAGCTGCCGACGCGCCGTGAACAGGCCCTGCTGTTCGCCAATTCGCCGGAGGCATTCACACCGAACTGGTACTGGTCTGGCGAACAGCGTTCGGCAGGTTCCGCCTGGTTTCAGGGCTTCGACGATGGAACCCAGTACTGGGTCTTCACCGACGGCAAGTGCCGTGCTGTGGCCGTCCGCAGATCTGTAGCCATTTAACGATTCAATAATTCATTTATTCAGCATGGCAATCACCTCAGAACTGCCCATCTACAAAGTGGCCTACGACCTGCTCGACGCCATCACCGACCTTGCACGCAATATGCCGCGCGACTTCAAGCAAAGCATAGGCGGCAAGCTGCGGGATGAGTGCGTAGAGATCGTGACGCTCATCTTCCGCGCCAACTGCGCGAGAGAGAAGACGCCGCATCTCGACGCATTGATCGAGCGGTTGCAGGTTGCCGAGCTGCTGTTGCGCCTGTCGCGCGACAAAGTGCTCATCTCGACGGGCCAGTACGCCAAGGCCATCGCGTTGACCGACAAGGTCGGCAAGCAGGCTGGGGGATGGCGCAAATACGCAATGTCGCCCGCTTCGTCAGGGTCAAGGCCATGACGACTGTGCGAAAAGTTGATCTGGTCGTGCCGCTGGCCAAACAGGCCACCGCCATGCGCATCGCAGATACCGCCGGGCTAGATACCCAGGGCAGGTCTGGCGCAGTTTCCCTGCTGACTGATCGCGACAGTCGGCGGGGCGACGTAGATAGCACGATAAACCGCAGCGTTCGGCAGGTTCCGCCTGGTATCAGAACTTCAACAATGGAAACCAGAACTGGAACAACACCAACAACAAGTGCCGTGCTGTGGCCGTCCGCAGCTCAACCATCGCGCCACCATGCTGACTTTTCTTTCGAAGATTTGGTGCAAGCCTATCTGGACTGCCGCCGCACCAAGCGCAACAGCGCCAGCGCGCTTGCCTTCGAGACAAATCTGGAACGCAACCTGTGCCGCTTGAACGATGAGCTGCGCAACGGCACATACCAGCCCGGCAAGAGCATCTGCTTCGTCATCACACGGCCAAAGCCACGTGAGGTGTGGGCTGCTGAGTTCCGCGACCGCATCGTCCACCACCTGCTCTACAACCGAATCTCGCCCCGCTTTTATGCCGGATTCATCGCCGATAGCTGCGCCTGCATCCCTGGGCGCGGCACCTTGTACGGTGCCCAGCGTCTGGAAGCGAAGATCCGCAGCATTACCCAGAACTGGAGCAAGCCAGCGCACTATCTAAAGCTGGATCTCGCCAACTTCTTCGTCAGCATCGACAAGCACGTCGTGCGCGGCCTGCTGGCCAAGCGTATCGACGGCTGGTGGATGGAACTGGCCGAGCTGGTGCTGTTCCACGATCCGCGCCAAGACTTTGAGCTGCGCGGCGATCCATATCTGCTGCGGCGCGTTCCGCCACACAAGCGCCTTACCAGCCAGCCCGGACACATCGGCCTGCCCATCGGCAACCTGTCATCCCAGTTCTTCGCCAACGTCCTGCTGGACGCGCTGGACCAGCACATCAAGCACGACCTGCGCTGCCGCCACTATGTGCGCTATGTGGACGACATGGTGTTGCTGCATGAATCGCCCATGTGGCTGTGCGCCGCCCGTTCCGACATCGAGACGTGGCTGCCGCTGCACCTCGGCCTGCGCCTGAACCCCGTTAAAACAATCCTGCAGCCTGTGGATCGCGGTGTGGACTTCGTCGGCCAGGTGATCAAGCCGTGGCATAGAACAACCCGCCGCCGCACCTACAACGAGGCGCTGAGCCGCGTGAAGCAGGTCCCAGCCAACGAACTGTTCGAGACCGCCAACAGCTACTTCGGCCTGCTGCGCCAAGCTAGCCACAGCCACCACGACCGCGCGCTGCTGGGCAGCGTGCTGATGTATCGCGGGCACAGCATCAACAAGGCTTTCACCAAGACGTTCAGGCATTCAACCAGCCACGGAGGCAACTATGGCAACCAGTGATCAGCTTCTCAACCTGCTCAGCCGCCACATCGGCAAGGGCAACGGCATCGGCGTCAAGCAGCTCGCAGAGCAGCTCGGCACACCAGAGCGCCACGTCCGCACCCTGGTGAGCGATCTGCGCGACGAAGGCCACGCCATCTGCGGCACGCCGAAGCACGGCTACTACATCGCCGCCACGTCGGAAGAGCTGACGCAGACCTGCGAATTCCTGCGCAACCGCGCCATGCTCAGCCTCGGCCTCGAAGCCAAGCTGCGCCGTATCCCGCTGCCCGATCTGCTCGGACAGCTTCATCTACCCACTTAACCAAGGAGACACACATGGCAACCATGCAAGAGATCGAAACCAAAGCCAAGGCACACGCCGCAGCGCGCTTGGCCCTGACCAACCACGTGACACTGCTCAACGCCGAGATCGAGGCCGTCAAGCAGAAGCGCCTGAAGAAGCTGCGCGAAGCCGTGGCCACTGCCACCGAGACCGGCGACGAGCTGCTGGCGCTGGTGAGCGAATCTTCTGAGCTGTTCAAAAAGCCCAAGTCGGCAGTGCTGCACGGCATCAAGCTGGGCTTCAAGAAAGAGAAAGGCCGCATCAGCTTCGCCGACGAAGACCAGGTGCTCAAGCTCATCCGCAAGCACCTGCCGGATCTGGCCGACGTGCTGATCGTGACCACCGAGAAGCCATCCAAGGAAGCCATGAACAACCTGGAAGCCGGGCAGCTCAAGAAGATCGGCGTCACCGTCACCGCAGACAGCGACATGGCCTTCATCAGCGATCCGACCAGCGACGTGGACAAGATCGTCAGCGCCCTGCTCAAGGGCGCAAGCGAAGCGGAGGCAGCATGAACATCTTCACCGCAATAGGGCTGGCCGCCGTGTTCGCCATCTGCCTGGTCGTGGTCTTTTGGGCGTTGGGCCTGATCGAGATCGGCTGCGAGATCGTAGAGGGGGAAGAGCAATGAACGAGCCGATGAAATTTGTCGTCCAGGAGCTGCGCCCCGAGGTATTGGCCTTCGCCCTGCTGATGGAATCCCGCCTGCGCGCAAAGGACGCGGACAAGGGGCAAGGCTGGAAGAAAAAGACCGACATCGATCTGACCGTGAACGTGTGCACCGCCGCGCGCCACATTGAGCAATCGCTGTTCCCTCACAAGGGAGAGAACTCCATCAAGGCGCTGGTTGATATGTCCAACCACTGCATGATGCTGGCGGACGTGCTGGGTGCGCTTGACACAGAAACAGGTGAGCTGCCGGACGCACCAGCGTTCCTGCGCGTTCATCGGGACGAGTAAGCCATGAAAGCGCTCAGCATCCGCCAGCCCTGGGTGTTCCACATCCTCAATAGCGGAAAGGACATCGAGAACCGCTGCTGGCCAACAAAAGTGCGTGGGCGAGTGTTGATCCACGCAGCCAAGGGTATGACGCGCGACGATTACGACAATGGCTACGACCCTCTGTGGGCAAGCCAAGGCCGTGTGATCGAACTACCGCCCCACAATCTGCTGGCGCGAGGTGGAATCGTCGGGTCTGTCGAGATTGTGGACTGTGTGACCACTTCGGACTCACCGTGGTTTAACGGGCAATTCGGCTTCGTGCTGCGCGATCCTCAGCCTCTTCCGTTCGTGCCGATGAAGGGGCGGCTGGGATTCTTTGAAGTCGATGAATCGTTGTTAAAGAGCCACGGCTAAGGGGCGCGCCGTGGTTCGTATTACCCGCCCATGTTTCAGACTTACCGTTAACTACAAGGAGTATCAAATGAACCAAGCTGAACTGATCAACGCAATCGCAGCAAACGCCCCGAACAACAGCACCAGCAAGACCACGGTCAAGGCTGTTCTGGACGAACTGGCAAAAGTGGCGTCGGCAGAGCTGAAGGCTGGCAACGAAGTCACGCTGCCGGGTCTCGGCAAGCTGACCGTGAAGAAGAGCGCAGCACGCAAAGGCCGCAACCCGGCGACCGGCGCTGAGATGGATATCCCAGCCAAGACTAAGCCGCACTTCTCCGCCGCCAAGGCACTGAAGGACGCGGTGGCTTAAAACTTCGCCCGCAGCCCGTTAGAGATAGCGGGTTGCGAGAGACGGTTTAACGGAGACGAACATGCTTAAGACGATTGTGAAGACTGCCCAGCTGGAGCTGCACGATACCAACAGCAATCACGTTTGGAGATTCGAGATTGACTACCTTGAACCCAGCATCGTGGTGAGCAAGAACGGCGTCCGGAAGGCCACTGTCGGGCATGTTGAATACCCGATCACAGACGAATTTCTAATGAGCCTGACCGAGGGGGTTTAACGACATGGCAGTGAGCAAAGAACAGTGGGAAGAGATCGAGAAGCAACTCAGCGGTTCGTGGGGGCGCGTTGAGCTGGTGTGTGATGGCTACAAGATCAATGCGGCTATCGTGAACGTCAGCCCGCTGAAGCTGGGGATCGCCGTCTATGTGGACGGAGTCACCTTGGGTGAATGGATTTTCAACGAAGAGAAGAGCGAGATCCCGCTGAAGTTCCACCAGGAGAAAAAACGGTTCGCCTTCAAAGGAAAGTACCGAGACTGGTTGCTCAAAGCGAGTAAGAACAGGGTTTGGACGAAGGAGGAGCGCGCTAAATATGCAGCTGATGCAGCACGGACGCACTCGCACTGGCTGCCCTACTGGACGAACCCAACATCCTTCTGCCGCCACATCCGCAAAACCTGCACCAGCATCGAGCTGGTGAAGATCGGCTACTGACATGGCCAAACGCTACCCCACCGACCAGCGCCGCCGAGACCTCGCCGCGATCCACGCCGCGAAGCGCGACCTCGCCATGTCGGATGACACCTACCGCGACATCCTGTGGGCTGTTGCGCGCGTGAAGTCATCCGCCGATCTGGACCAGGCGGGCCGCAGCAAGGTGCTGGACCACCTCCGCGCCTGCGGCTGGAAGCCGGTGAAGAAGGCCAATGAGTGGAAGTTCATCGACGCCGCCGCCCCGGATCGCCAGCCGCTGCTGCGCAAGATCTGCATGGTGTGCAAGAGCATGGGCGTGGGCAAGGCATATGCCGAGGGCGCAGCGCATCGCCAGACAGGCATAGAGCGCAAGCTGGAGATGATGGACGAAGGCCAGCTGTGGCTGCTGGCCGGGGTGCTGGAGCGCACCAGGAAGAGCAAGGAGCAGGCAAAGTGAACCTGACCGACGACGACCTGCATCTGCTGCCAACCTCCATGCAGTGGCTGGCGAAGACCATCGGTCTGCCTGCTGTGCTGGCGATGGTGAAAACGCATGGCGGCCTTGCGCCAGTGTATGTGCCGGTAAAAGTCACGCCAGACCACTACCTGAACCGTCTGATCGGCATCCAAGCCTTCACCGACCTTGTGGCCGAATATGGCGGAGATACTATCGAGATCGCCAAGTGCGAGCGCGCCGTCAAGGATCTGCTATACCGCCAGATCCGCAAGGAAATCCTCGACACCACACAAGAGGTGCTGGCAAGCAGATACGGCTACACCGTGCGCCACATCCGCAACATCGTGGGCGACGTGGTGGATGACAGGCAGGCCGGGTTGTTTTAGAGTGCATCCGTTAAAACGAAGGGAGAGCAACATGAAGAAGCTGATCGTGGTGGTGCTGGTGATGTTTGTTGGTAGCGCATGGGCTGAAGAAACCCGCACGCAGCAGCTGGAGCGTGAGTTTGCTGAAGAGCAAGCCGTGCTGAAGAAACGGCAGGACGCGGCCCTGAAAGAGCAGGACCGTGAAGAAGCAGCCCAGAAGCGCAAGTGCGGCAAAGACTTCGGCGCGATCCGCGTCGGCATGACCATCGCCCGCCTGCAAGAATGCAGCGGTGCGGCCTATGTCACCGAGACCGTCAGCAAGGACGGCGTGATCGAGACCTACCAGACCATGTTCGACATGGTCGACGTGAAGAACGGCAAGGTGGTCAGCTACACGAAGCGGAGATACTGAGATGAGGCGCGCCCTCGCTACGGTAATTCTGTTATTGAGCCTTCCAGCGCTGGCGCTTGATGTAGATGCGCTGCGTGAAAAGGCCATGAAAGGCGATTACCAGGCGCAGCGCAATCTGGCCTACACCTTGGCTACTGGCTCCGGCGCGGCCAGCAGCCAGAACCCAACGCTGGGCTGTGCCTGGTACAAACTGATCCTGCTGTCCGGCAGCGAGAAGATCCACGATGGCGACATCGGCAACGTCAAAGTCTACTGCGGCCAGCTGACTACGGATCAACAAAGCGTGGCCGACAAACAGGCACGCAGATTGGCAAAGCAGATCTACGGCGACTAGCGACAGTCAAACACCAATCACACAAGGGCGGCTTCGGTCGCCCTTTTCTTTTGCGGAAACGCTTCCGCCTTAGTTGGCTTCGCGCGCGCGCGTAACCTGCGCGACTGTGAACACCAATAACACCTGCGGCAGTTGTGCCGAGTGGACACGCCATACCGACTCGCGCATGAACTACTACGGCTCATGCACCAAGCGTCCGGTGGGGCATTACACCGTCGAGCAATCTGCGTGCGTTCTACAACCGATCAAATGGAGGAAGGCGTGAAGAACTTACCCCGCATGACAGACTGGATCGTCATCACGATCCTGTTGACCATCATCATCTACGTGCTGGCACCGCAGCAACTGCCCGTCAGCCTCTACAAGCTGTCGCTCATCACCACGGCCGCCGTGCTGGGCTACTGGATCGACCGCTCGCTGTTTCCGTATGCCCGCCCGGACAATCAGAGCTTCATCGACACGAAGGCGCACCAGTTGATCGCCGCCGCCATGCAGCGCCGCGCCATCATCATCGGCTGCGCCATGCTGGCCATGAGCCTGGGTGTTTGATGCGCCTCTCGCGTAAACATGCCCGCATCGCACTGGTCGCCGTCGTGGCGCTGATGCTGTTGCCTATGCTGGCGCTGGCCGACGTGCCGCGCGATGCAGCACGCCACCAGCGCGATCTGACGCGCCATGCCCGCGCCGTGTGGGGCATGGATGCGCCCGTCGCCATGTTCGGCGCGCAGATCCACCAGGAGAGCCGCTGGCGCGCCAACGCGCAGAGCGTGGTGGGTGCCCAGGGAATCGCCCAGTTCATGCCGCAAACGGCCACGTGGATCTCCGGCGCGTACAAGCTGGGTGAGCCGCAGCCGTACAACACTGGCTGGGCGCTGCGCGCGATGGTCACCTACGACCGGCACCTGTGGCAGCAGATCGATGCCGCCACGCCCTGCGACCGCGCCGCCATGACGCTCTCCGCCTACAACGGCGGGCTGGGCTGGGTGTACCGCGATCAATCTCTGGCCGCCAAGAACGGCCACGACCGCAGGCGCTGGTTCAGCATGGTCGAGCTTTTTAACGCTGGCCGCTCTGCTGCCAACTTCGCCGAGAACCGGGGCTATCCCCGCGTGATCCTCATCAAGTGGCAGCCCACCTATGCGAGCTGGGGAGGCGAGATCGTATGCAATTGAACCCCATCCCCTGGCAAGGACGCGCGCTAGCCTTACTGCTGCTGGTGATCGCGTGCATCGCTTTCGGTGTGGTCGCCGGTCTGAAATACGAATCCAACCGCCGAGACGCGCTGGAGCTGAAGCAGAAGCGCGTCGATGACAAGCTGTTCCTCGAAGCTGTGGCGCTAGGACATCAGGCCGCAGCAAACGCTATCGAATGGAAACGCCGCGCGCGCATCTACTACCGCAACTGGCAAGAAAGGCTGAACCATGAACAAGACTCGAATCTCGCGCAGTGCCAGCAGGCTGGCGATGTGCTGCTTAGTGGCACTTTTGTCGGCATGTACAACGCCGCCTGGAGGATCGAAAGCGATCAAGGCGATTCCGCAGGAGCTGCTGCAGAAGTCGTCGCAGCCGGTTCCGTTACGCCTCGACACGTCCTTGAGAACGTCCGCGAAAACGCCGACCTCTGCGGGGAAGACCGAAAGCGACACGACGAACTAGTCGACCTGTTGATTGGCATGGGGGCTGGTAAGTGAGACCGGAAGATAGAGCGCAAGAACTGGAGCTGAACGAGTGGGAGGCGCGGCAGCAGGCGGCCATCCAGCCCGAGCCGACGCGCGAGTCGGCAAAGTGGTGCAAGGCAGCGGGCTGCGGAGAGCGCATCCCGGAAGATCGACGCAATGCGGTACCGGGCGTGCAGTTCTGCATCGAGTGCCAGGAGCGGAACGAATTTATGGGTAAGGAGCGATAAATGTTGCAAATTGAATTCTGGCAGTTGATTAGTGCGTTGGCGGCGATTGTTGTCACCTTCGCCACCATGATCTGGGCGTTTGGAAAGCTGCTGGCCAAGCAATTCAAAGATAGCCTGGATGCGCGCTTTGCCACTCAGGACGAGCTGCGCAAACAGCGCGAGCAGACGATGGATGCACGCTTCAAGCGGATGGAAGAAGACCTCGAAGGTAAAGCGCCGCACTACAACGAGCGCATTTCCTATCTGGAAGCCAACGCCAAGAAATCCCCAACCCATGACGATCTGGCCGACCTCCATGAAAAGATAAACGGTGTCAGCAACGACATCAGCGAATTAACTGGCCAGTTTTCTGGCGTGCGCACACTGCTCGAAACCTTGCATCGATACCTGCTGAATGGAGGTAAACAGTGACCTACGCCGAAGAGATCGCCGCCTCACGCCGCCTCGCTATCCTGCTGGCGCTGTACTTCGCGCCCGGCTACACCCTCAACCGCGCTGCCCTGCGACACCAGGTCGAAATGACCGGCTACGTCACCAGCGCGGACAAGATGGCCTCCGAGATCGCCTGGCTGGCCGAGATGGAGCTGGTCGAGCCGCTGGAGCTGGATGCCGTGCGGCTGACCGCACGCGGTGAGGATGTGGCGCTGGGCCGCAGCCAAACGCCGGGCGTGCGCCGCCCATCGCCGGGAGAAACCAATGGCACACGGTGATGATGCCCGCCGCGCCGTTCGCGCGGCTTATGTCTTTGATCAGCTCGCACTTGAGGCTGCCGCAGCCAAGGAAGGCGTGCCCTATGCGACCGTGCGCAACTGGAAGCGCGCAGGCAAAGATATGGGCGACGACTGGGACAAGGCACGCGCCGCGCAGATGATCGCTGGCGGAGGCATCGAAGACGTGGTGCGCCAGACGCTGGGCATCGTTGTGCAGCAGGTGCAGGCCACCGTGCAGGCTATTCAGGATGCGGATGACATGTCGCCCGCCACCAAGGTGGACATGCTGGCCAGCCTCGCCGATGCCTACAACAAGCTGATGGCCGCCAGCCGCAAGATGATGCCGGAGACGGACAAGCTGGCGGTGGCGACGGATGTCGTTAAACGGCTGGCCGAATTCACGCGCACTAAACACCCCAAGCACGCATCGGCATTGATCGAGGTGCTGGAGCCGTTCGCGGACGAACTGGCAAAGGCGTATGGCTAGCCTATCGCGCAAAGCCTTTTTAGACGAGATCGGCAAGCTCGCCCAGGAGTTCCGCATCCAGATCGAGGCCGAGGTTGACGGCTTCGATCCCGATCCGGCTGCGCTGACTGAGCGCCGTGCGCGGGCATTGAATGACTTCCGCTTCTTTGCCCGCACCTACTTTCCGCACTACATCAAGTCAGCAGACGCGGAGCTGCACACCTACCTGTACGCCCGCCTGCCCGAGATCGTAGACAACGGCGAAGGAGATCACGAAGCCATCGCGGCCCCGCGCGGTAACGCCAAGTCCACCATCGTCACGCAGATCTTCGTGCTGTGGTGCATCGTCACCGGGCGCAAGCACTACCCGGTGATCGTGATGGACGCACTGGACCAGGCGGCCACGATGCTGGAGGCGATCAAGGCGGAGCTGGCATTCAATCCGCGCCTGGCGATGGATTTTCCCGAAGCCAGCGGCGGCGGGCGTGTGTGGCAGGTCGGCACCATCGTCACAGCCAACGATGCCAAGGTGCAGGCGTTCGGCAGCGGCAAGCGTATGCGCGGCCTGCGCCACGGCCCGCACCGTCCCGATCTGGTGATCGGCGACGATCTGGAGAACGATGAGAACGTGCGCAGCCCGGACCAGCGCGACAAGCTGGAGAACTGGCTGAAGAAGACTGTGCTGTCCCTGGGCGCTGCTGACGATTCGATGGATGTGATCATCATCGGCACCATCCTGCATTACGACTCGGTGCTGTCGCGCCTGCTCAAGAACCCGCTGTGGACATCGAAGAAGTTCAAGTCCATCGAGCGCTGGCCGGACAACATGCACCTGTGGGAAAAGTGGGAAGAGGCGCTGTTGAACCTCGGCCCCGAAGTCGCCCTGGCGTTCTACCAGGCGAACAAGCTGGAGATGGATGCCGGTGCCGTGGTGTGCTGGCCGGAAGGCCAACCGCTGTACAAGCTGATGGTGAAGCGCGCCCGCGATGGCCGCGCAGCCTTCGACAGCGAACAGCAGAACGATCCTGTGTCCGGTGATGATGCGCCGTTTGCCAACAGCATCAACTTCTGGGTGAACCGCCTGAAGGAGTGGGTGTTCTACGGCGCGTGCGACCCTTCCCTGGGCAAGGCCGGTGCATCGCGTGACCCGTCTGCCATCGGCATCGGCGGCTTCAATCGCCACACCGGCGTACTGGACATCGTCGAGGCCGCGATCAAGAAACGCCTGCCGGACAGGATCATCGAAGACATCATCGCCATGCAGGCCGAGTATCACTGCGTGCTGTGGGTTATCGAGACGGTGCAATTCCAGGAGTTCCTGAAGACAGAGCTGGTGAAACGCAGCGCAGCGCGCGGCATCCCAGTACCGGCGCGAGGCATCCAGCCGCACACCGACAAGCTGCTGCGCATCGAGACGCTGCAGCCGCACATGGCAAACAGCCTGATCCGGCTGCACCCGAGCCAGACCACACTGATCGATCAGTTCCGCCACTTCCCCAAGGCTGACCACGACGACGGCCCGGACATGGTTCATATGCTGTGGATGGCGGCCATATCGGGCAGCAACAGGATCGAATATCAAGGCGCAGGCGAAAGCCGCCGCGACAACGACGGAGGAAGGAAAGCATGGTAACCACATCAAGAATCCTCGACGCATCGGGCAACCCTATCAAGCGGGCGGAGCTGGTCGAGCCGCAGACCTCGAAGCTGGCGCAGCTGCACCGTGAATTCGCCAGCCACCCGTCACGCGGTTTAACGCCACTCAAGCTGGCGCGCATCCTCGATGCCGCAGAGCAAGGCGACACACGGGCGCAGCACGATCTGTTCCTGGACATGGAAGAGAAGGACACCCACATCTTCGCCGAGATGGGCAAGCGCAAGCGCGCTCTGCTCACGGTGGATTGGGATATCGTGCCGCCACGCAATGCCAGCGCAACCGAGCGCAAGCTGGCCGGTTACGCCAAGGAGCTGCTGCAGGACGTGCCTAACTTCGAGGATGTGATCCTGGATGCGTTGGACGGCATAGGCCACGGCTTCAGTTGCCAGGAGATCGAGTGGGAGCTGCTCGGCAGCGAGTGGCTGCCGAAGGAGATCACCCATCGCCCGCAAAGCTGGTTCCAGACCGACATGGAGACCAGAACCGAGATCCGCCTGCGCGACAATTCGTTGGGCGGCCAGGCGCTGCAGCCGTTCGGCTGGATCACCCACACGCACAAGGCCAAGAGCGGCTATATCGCCCGCTGCGGCCTGCACCGCACGCTGTCATGGCCTTACCTGTTCAAGAACTACTCGGTGGGCGATCTGGCCGAGTTTCTGGAGATCTACGGCCTGCCTCTGCGCCTGGGCAAGTATCAGTCTGGCGCGTCCGACGATGAGAAGTCCACGCTGTTGCGCGCAGTGATGAGCATCGGCCACGATGCCGCTGGCATCATCCCGGAGGGCATGGCGATTGAATTCACGGAAGCGGCCAAGGGCAGCGAAGGTCCGTTCATGGCGATGGTCGAGTGGTGCGAGAAGAGCCAGAGCAAGGCCATTCTGGGCGGCACCCTCACCAGCCAAGCGGACGGCAAGAGCAGCACCAATGCCCTGGGCAACGTGCACAACGAGGTGCGCCACGATCTGATGGTGTCGGACGCGATCCAGCTGGCCGGTACGCTCACGCGCGATCTGGTCTATCCGCTGCTATCGCTGAACAAGGGCGGCGTGGACGACCGCCGCCGCCTGCCGCGCTTCAAGTTCATGTTCGACGATTCCGAGGATCTCGGCGTGCTGGCAGAGTCACTGCCCAAGCTGGCCAGTATCGGCATGCGCATCCCGGTTGAGTGGGCACACGAGCGTGCTGGTATTCCACAGGCCGAGGAAGGCGCAGCGGTGCTGGGAGTGGCAAAGCCAGAACCCATCAAGGGTGCGCTCAAATTTGCCGCGCTCAAAGCTGGCGGTGCGGACGATGCTTTCCCCGACCAGACCGCGCTCGATGCGATGATTGACTCCATCGCGCCGGATCTGCTGCAGGGGCAAGCAGCCGCCGCCCTTAAGCCGGTGATAGAGATGATCGCCGCCTCTGCCGACTACGCCGAGGTGCATGACGCGCTGTCCGGGATCTTCCCCAGCATGAACACGCAGCAGCTGGAAGAGACGCTGGCGCGCGCCATGTTCGTGGCCGAAGTCTGGGGGCGGTTGAGCGTGCAAGATGAGCAAGCCTGACCTCTCCCTGGTATTCGGCCTGCCTCCTGAAAAAGCCGTCGAGTACTTCGAGTCCAAGGGTTACGTGCTCACCTGGGATTGGCGCGAGCTGTGGCAGGAGGCGCAGGCGAAGTCTTTCACCGTCGCCAAGGTGATGCGCACCGATATCCTGCTCGACATCCGCAGCGCGGTGGACGATGCGTTAAACAACGGCACCACCTTCCAGGAATTCAAGAAGAATTTAACGCCCATCCTGCAGGCCAAGGGCTGGTGGGGCAAGACGGAACACGTCAACACCAGCACCGGCGAGGCCAGCATCGTGCAGCTGGGCAGCCCGCGCCGCCTGCGCACCATCTACCAGACCAACCTGCAGACCGCCTACATGGCCGGGCGTTATAACCAGATGATGGCCAGCACCGGCAGCCACCCGTACTGGCAGTACGTCGCCGTGCTGGATGGCCGCACCCGACCCACGCATCGCGCCATGAATGGCCGCGTGTTCCGCTACGACGACGCACTGTGGGGTTCGCACTTCCCGCCCAACGGCTTCAATTGCCGTTGCCGCGTCAGCCCGCTCACCGCTGCTGCGGTCGAAGGCCAAGGCCGCACGGTCGAGTCTTCCGCCGACCGGCTGATCGATCACGAGATCCAGATGAAGGACGGCACCACCGCCCAGGTGAAGGCGCTGCGCATCAAGGTGGACGGCAAGGATAAGCTGTTCGCGCCGGACGCAGGCTGGAGCTACAACCCTGCGCAGCAAGCCCAGCAGCTGGACAAGCTGGCGGCAGATGCGGCGAAGAAGCTGGGTGAGTGATGTTTGAGCTGGAGTTCAAAAGCAAGTCGGTGATGGATATGCTGGCGCAGGCTGAGCATGCGATGGTGGACGCCTCGCCCTTGATGGCTTCGATCTCCAACGAGTTTGCGACGCAGACCGAGGATAACTTCGCGGCAGAGGGGCGGCCGAAGTGGATGGGGCTGAAGCCGTCCACCATTGCGATGCGCACCAAGCGCGGAACGTGGCCCGGTAGAATGCTGCAAATCAGCGCAGGCGGATTGGTCGCATCGATCAGCGCTAGCAGCGATGCCACCAGCGCCACAGTGGGCAGCAACAAGAAATATGCGGCCATGCAGCAGCTCGGTGGAACAACCAGTCCGCGCAGCATGATCCCAAACAAGGTGATCGAGCCGCGCCCATACCTGCCGATGGACACCCAGGGCAATCTGCAACCCGAAGCCGAACAAGCCGTCCTCGGGCTGGCCAACGATTACCTGTCCAGGATCATCGGCAACTGACCCCATTTTTCCCGCTTCCAGAAAAACGCCGCTGTGGCGTTTTTCGCCCCGCAGGGCGTCCCGATATAGCCAAAAATCAAGCGCGCCGTTTTTAACGGGGGTCTAACGGCCTCGGTGGGCGTTTTTTTGGCCGACTTCGGATGCACTTTCCGGCTTGCGTCGATTCTTTGCAATTTTCGGGCGGGGGTGGTAGTTTAAAAAAGCCCCCTGAGAATCTCTGCCGGAAGCTCTTCCGCCTAAACTCACATGGCTGCCATCTCCAGAATGGCAACCATGAAACGCAAACCCAAATCCCCTGCTCTTGGTTTCGCCGTCGCCGCCTGTTCGGTGGCGATGAATGCTGCAGGCGAGATCCAGCTCACACCCGCAGGCGTCTTCCGTGGCAACGATGGCCGCCCGAAGGATGCGCCGCACTGGGTGATGGATGCGCAGGCTGCCCAGGATGTGATCGCATTCTGCTCTGCGCGCCAGAATGAATTCGTCATCGACTACGAACACCAGACCCTGCTCGCCGAAAAGAACGGCCAGCCTGCTCCTGCTGCTGGCTGGTTCTCCGGTGCTGCACTGCGCTGGGAAGAAGGTGTCGGTCTGTTCGTTAAATCCCGTTGGACGCCTCGCGCCCAGGGCTTCATCGACGCCGACGAATACAAGTACATCTCGCCGGTGATCCTCTACGAGAAGGTCACCGGTCGCATCAAAGGCATCATCAGTGCCGCCCTCACCAATACCGCTTGCATCGACGGCATGGACGAAGTGCTGTCCCGTGCCGCCGCCAGTTTCATGTTGGACGAATCAACCTCAAAGGAGAATGGAATGGATGAACTGCTCGAACAGCTGCGCTGGTTTTTCAACATGCCGACGCTGGCAACCGCCGAAGAGATCCTCGCGGAACTGAAGAAAGCCGTCGACAAGATCAAGACAGCCGCGCCGGAAGCAACTGCCGCTGCCGGCTTCCGTGTCGACAACCTGGTCGCCTCGCTCGGCACCGAAGTCGCCGCGCTGAAGTCTGCATCGCCAGATCCTGCCAAGTTTGTACCGGTGGACACCATGCAGGCGCTTCAGACCGAACTGGCAGCGCTGCGCAGCGAGAAGACCGAGCGTGAAGTCGGCGAGGTGGTCACCGCCGCGCTGTCGACCGGCAAGCTGCTGCCGCCGCAAGAAAAGTGGGCGCGCGATCTGGGCATGAAGGATCTGGATGCACTGAAAGGCTACATCGATACCGCGCAGGGTGTGGCGGCACTGACATCCACCCAGACCAAAGGCCTGAAGCCACAAGGCACGGCTAATGCAAACGGCCTCGACGAAACCCAGCTCGCAGCATGCAAGTTGCTGGGCGTCGATCCGGCCGATTACGCCAAGACTTTGTCCGGCGAAGACGACTAACCAACCAACCAAGGAGAACGACATGGCTTTAGTAGCTGAACGCGATACACACATGCAGGATGGCGAGGTGATCTCGGCACCCATCGCTGCCAACGTCAAGGCATTCGCTGGCGGTCTGGCCGCTGCAAATGCAACTGGCTACGCCACGCCCGGCGCAGTCGCCGCCACGCTGACCTACCTGGGACGCTTTGAAGAGACCGTGGACAACACGGGCGGTGCTGCCGGTGCGAAGAACGTCCAGATCCGTCGCGGCAAGGCGTTCAAGTTCAAGAACTCCGGCGCGGATGCGGTGACTCAGGCCAGTCTCGGCAAGGCCTGCTACATCGTGGACGACGAAACCGTTGCTGCCACCAACGGCGCTGGTGCGCGCTCTGCTGCGGGCATCGTCGTGGGCTTGGACGCTGACGGCGTCTGGGTGCAGTAAACCTACCTTAACCAGGAGATACACAAATGCTCATCAACAAAGATACGCTGGCCAGCATCTTCACCGGCCTGAAAACCATCTTCAACAACACGCTGAAAGCAGCGCCGGGCAACTGGCAGGCCACCGCGATGGAAGTGCAGTCCGATGCCGAGGGCGAAGATTACATGTGGCTCAGCCGCTTCCCGAAGCTGCGCAAGTGGCTCGGCGACAAGGTGGTCAAGAACCTCAAGGCTGGCAAGTACTACAAGGTTAACGAGGATTGGGAGACCACCATCGCGGTCAAGCGCAACCACATCGACGACGACCGCCTGGGCATCTACAACACGCAGGCTCAGCAGGCTGGCGAAGCGGCCTCCGAACTGCATGACATCATCGTCGACGATCTGAAGAACAAAGCGTTCACCGAAACTTGCTTCGACGGTCAGTTCTACTACGACACCGATCACCCGGTGAAAGATGCCAGCGTGAGCAACAAGGGCACGATGGCGCTGTCTTGCGCAACCAAGGCTGCCGCAGTGGCAAGCTATGGCGCAGCCCGCACCGCGATCATGAGCTTCAAGGACGAAGAAGGCATGCCGCTGCGTCTGATCCCGGACACGCTGGAAGTTCCGCCTGCCCTGGAAGCTACTGCCCGCACGCTGTGCGAAGCGGACAAGCTGGATGACAACTCGCCCAACCCGTACAAGGGTTCCGCAACGGTGCTGGTCAACCCGGCGCTGACCAGTGCCACCGGCTGGATGCTGCATGTCACCAAGAAAGCATCGGTGAAGCCGTTCATCGTCCAGATGCGCAAGAAACCGACCTTCGTTTCGCAGACTAGCGAAGACAACGACGACGTGTTCAACCGTGCCGAGTACAAGTTCGGTGCCGAAGCACGCGCCACCGGACTGTATGGTTACTGGCAGTTGTCTTACGGCAGCACCGGTGCGGCTTAAGGAATACACCCCGCGAGCGTAGGGCCACGCTAACCGCCCAGCCGTGAGTGCTGGGCGGGGCGTGCCAGAAGACGATCAAGGAGATACATATGTCGAACAAGAACAAACCCAAGGCTGGTGCAGCGACACCCGCTGCCGAAGCCAAAGCAGCCGCCGCAAAGAAGGCTGCCGGGGAAGCCGCTGCAGCAGAAGCGGCGAAGAAAAGCCAAGGAGGCGACGATGCCAACACACGGAATGACGGTGCGGGAAAATCTCCCGAAGGGGCCGCAACCCAGCAGGGTTCTGCTGAGGCTGCTGCACAGTCTGAACCGGCCAAGAAACCCAGCTCAGCCCGGAAGGTCCCGGCGCTGAGTGTGATATCGAGCGTGGAAGGCTTCCGCCGTGGCGGGCGTGCCTGGGGCAAATCGGTATCGACGGTCAAGCTGTCCGAACTGAGCGAGGGGCAGATCGAGCAGATCAAGGGCGAGTCCATGCTGGAAGTCGAAGAGGTCGAGGTCGACGAAGAGGTGGCCGAGTAATGAATCGCGACCAGATCGAGCATGAGATCCAGGACAAGGGTCTCACCGCGCCGCGCATCACACCTGCGGACATCGAGGCGAACATCGCCAGCGAACATTATTTCACTGCTGCCGACGGCGTTTCCGGCGCTCACGTCAATGTGGACGGCGGGAAATGCGTGGTTGCCGTGCACGAATGCCCGCACGAGCTGGAGCTGCTGACCTTCTGCGTCCTGATCCTGCGTAACGGCTTTACCGTGGATGGTGTATCTGCCTGCGCCAGCCCGAAGAACTTCGACGCGGAGCTGGGCCGCAAGATCGCCCGCAAGAATGCGGTCGAGAAGATCTGGCCGCTGATGGGTTATGAACTTCGCAGCAAGCTGAGCGCACGATGACCTACGCCGCCAAAGCCAACATGCTCGCCCGCTTCGGTGAACCCGAAGTGATCGCGCTCACCGACCGCGAGAATCTTGGCGTGGTCGATGATGTTGTGCTCGATGGCGCGTTGGCCGAGGCGGATGCCGAGATCGACCCGTACCTGGCACCTCGCCACCAGTTGCCGCTGGCCAGCGTGCCGCGAATCCTCAGCGGCTTCGCCTGCGATATCGCCCGCTACCGCCTTTGCGGGGCGGGCGTGACGGAGACTGAAGAGATCCGCAACCGCTACAAGGATGCGATCAAGTTTCTGGAGAACGTAGCCAGCGGGAAGATCGGCCTCGGGCTGGACGCGGCGAACAATGTGGCGAAACCGGCCAACACGGTGCAGTTCGCCGAAGCGACCGGGCGGGTGTTCGGCAGGGGTGAGCGCGGATGATCTCCGAGATCGAAGACGCCATCATCGCCCGCATTGAAGCCGCCGCTTCCGCGACGCCGGGGCTGGGCTATAAGTTGCCGTTCGTGGAAAGCTACGGCGGCGAGCTGGATGGTGATCTGGGCACGGTGATCCGCAAGTTCCCCGGTGTGTGGGTGACCTTCGGCGGCTGCCGCGCCTCTACCAAGATGGCGACGGCGGGCGGCAAGTGGAAGACCCCGGCCACCTTCGTGACGATGTGCGGATCTCGCAACGTGCGCGGCGAGCGTGCCACGCGCAAGGGGTTGACGGTGGGCGGCGTGATCAAGGAGGTCGGCGTCTACCAGATCCTGAACGATGTGAGCCTACTGCTTGCGGGTAGCGATCTCGGTCTGGCGATCACCCCGTTAAAGCCGGGTGCGATCCGCACGCTGTTTAACACCAAGCTGAACGGCCAAGGGTTGGCGGTGTTCGCCAGGGAATGGCACTGCGAGTTCATCGAGACCAAGCCGCGCGAGCCGATAGACCCGACCGACCCGATGTGGCTGAAGCTCGGGATCAACTATTACTTGAAGCCCGGTGACGCCGTTGCCGATGCTTCTGATGTTTTAACGCTGACATAGGGGAAGCCATGAAAGTGCTCGCTGTAAAAGGCATCAAGGTGCCGAAAGAAGACAAGCCGCGCGAATACATCACCGAGACGCCGCCCGAGGGTGAGCAGGCGTTCGAGGTGCCGGAATCCGCCTACTACCTGCGTCGCGTGTCTGACGGCGACCTGGTGATCGTTAAACCGAAGAAAGGAGCCTAACCGTGGCCAGCAAGAACATCAGCTTCGAAACCATTCCGTCCAGCATCCGCAAGCCGGGCAAATATTTTGAGTTCAACACCAAGCTGGCGGTGCGCACGCTGCCGGGCAACCTGCAGAAGGTGCTGGTCATCGGTCAGCGCATCGCCGCCGGTACCGTGGCTGCCAATGTGCTGACGGACGTGTTCTCGGATGCGGAAGCCGCCACCTATTTCGGCAACGGCTCGCAGCTGCACATGATGTGCCGTGCCGCGATCAAGGCCAACCCCTATCTGTCGCTGCAAGCCATTGCGATGGACGATGCGGGCGCGGGCGTGCTGGCAGCCGGAACGGTCACCCTGACTGGCCCTGCAACCAAGGCGGGCGTGCTGACCGTGAAGGTGGCAGGCAAGCCGGTGCAGATCGCCGTCGCCGCGACCGACACCGCCACGGCGATGGCTGCTGCGGTCGCGGCACAAGTCGCCCTGCAGCCGGATCTGCCGGTGACGGCTGCGGCCGCGCTGGGCGTCGTTACCCTGACTGCCAAGAACAAGGGCACCCAGGGCAACAACATCAAGATCGAGGCGGCTGTGACTGCAGAGGGTGTGACCACTGCTGTCGTGGCGATGGCGAACGGTGCAACCGACCCGACGCTGGCCACCGCTCTGGCGACGGTATTTGCCGCCGGTCACAACATCATCATCAGCGCGTGGAACGATCAGACCAGCCTGACCGCCCTGCGCACGCACCTGGACAGCGTATCCGGCTCGCTGGAGCAACGTGGCTGCATCGGTATCTATGGCCACACCGGCACGCTGGCCGCCGCCACCACGCTGGCCGGGCAGATCAACGCCGGGCGTATCTCCGGCCCCAACCTCAAGGTGCCTGAGCAACCCTGCGAGCTGGCCGCTGCCTACGGCGCGGTCGTGGCTGGCGAGGAAGATCCGGCGCGTCCGCTCAACACGCTGGAGCTGGTGGGCATCACCGCCCCGGCGCTGGCCGACCAGCTGAGCCGCACCGAACAGGAGAGCGCACTGAACAACGGCGTGACCCCGCTTGAAGTCGGCCCCGGCGAGAAGGTGCAGATCGTGCGCGCCGTGACCACCTACACGCTGGACGCGCAGAGCGTGCCGGACATCAGCCTGCTTGATCTGACCACCATCCGCACGCTGGATTACGTGCGCAAGGCGTGCCGCGAGCGGATCGCGCTGCGCTTCCCGCGCGAGAAGCTGTCCGAGCGCACCGCGCCCAAGGTCAGGGACCAGCTGCTGGACGTGCTCTACAAGCTGGAGGATCTGGAGATCGTCGAGCTGGTGGACGACAACGCGGATGGCGTGATCGTCGAGCGCGATCTGCAGGACCCGAATCGCCTGGATGCGAAGATCCCGGTGGACGTGGTGAACGGCCTGCATGTGTTCGCTGGCCGCATCGATCTGTTGCTGTAACCCAACGAGGAGTTAGAACATGGGAATTGAATATGATGGCGAGGTAGTCGTCGAGATCAACGGCGTGGAAGTGGATGTCGTTTCCTTCGACGATACCGTTACCACCGGGCGTCGTCCGGTCAAGACGATGAACCGCACCAAACGCGCAAAAGGCAGCGTGAACGGCAGCGAGTCCGTCGAGATGAAGATCACCGCACCGGCTCCGGCCACCGGCGAATTCAACTGGCGCACGATGAAGGACGCGCAGATCGTGATCTACCCGGTCGAAAACCCGACCAAGCGCACCACGTACCAGGACAGCAACGTGACCAGCGTCGGCTCGCGTTACCAGCTCGAAGGTGAGATGGTGCGTGATGTGAGCCTGTATTGCCTGCGTAAGGTCGATCCGAAATGACCGACCTGACCGTTAAAAGCAAGCTGCCCATCGGCATCCTGGTGGATGGAAAGCGCTTCAAGGACTTCTCCATCCGTCCCGGTACGCTGCGCGACTCGATCAACGCCGCCCAGTCTTTGGGTGGTGATGCAGCGACCGCCAACGGCAACACGCTGCGCTATGCCACGATGGCGCAGCGGGTGAGCTTTGAGGGGCTGGATCAGGAGCTGGTCACCTACGATTTGCTGTTGGGCCTGCTCGACCGCGATGCGATGGTGCTGGAGGCCGCTTCGGATGAGGTTGAAAAAAAGCTCGACGCGCTGAGCAGCAGCTAAGCACCGTTCGCAAGGCACAGGTGCTGCTCGCCCGTGCCGGGTTCGATCCTCACAAGGTGCTTGATATGACCGAGGCAGAGATCGAATCGCATCTGTCCACCATCGCGGTGGTCTCCGGTGCCAAGCCTCCGCAAGGCACTACTACCCGGCGGTTCAAGGGCCACAGAAAGACCAAAAAGCCATGAGCGGCAAGAACTACGAACTTTCCCTGGTGATGAGACTGCGCGACATGGCGTCGCGCGGTTTCAACCTCGCCCAGCGCGACATCCAGTCTGGCATCGATAAGACCAACAAGGCCACCGCCAGCCTCACCAAGACGGTCTCCCAGTACCACAAGACGCGCGATGCGGGTGCCAAGCTCGGCATCCGCTCCGAGCATGACATCCAGCGCGAAATCCAGCGCACGCAGGCCGCCTACGAACGCCTGGCTAAATCCGGCACGATGTCGATGCGGGACCAGGCGCGCGCCGCCGATGCGGCCCGCAGCAAGATCCGCGAACTCAACAACGAGATGGGCAAGTATTCGCTGGGCCAGCGCGCTATGCGTGGCCTGCAGACCGGCGCGAGCGTTGCGGCCGGGGTGATGGCTGGCGGCTATGTGATGTCCAAGCCGATCAACCAGACGATGGATTACGGCATGCGCCTGGCGCAGATGTCCAACACCGCCTTCAGCGAGCGCAACACGCTGGGCCGCATCATGGGCAAGCGCGAACTGGACGCGGCTGTCGTCGCCTCTGTGCGCCACGGCGGTGGCACGCGCGAGAGCGCAGCCGGTGCGCTGGATACGCTGATCGCCTCGGGCGCGATGTCGGCCAAGGATTCGATGGGCATGCTGCCGTCGTTGATGCGCGCCTCGACCGCGTCTGGTGCCGATGCCGGGGAGCTGGCGCAGATCGGCATCCGTGGCATGCAGACGATGGGTATCAAGCCGGGCGAGATGGGCAAGATCCTGGACATGGCGATCACTGCCGGTCAACAGGGCGGCTTCGAGCTGAAAGACATGGCGAAGTGGCTGCCGCAGCAGATGGCGGCGGCGAAGCTGTCCGGGATCTCAGGTACCTCGGGTATGGCGAAGCTGCTCGCGGCCAACCAGGCGTCGGCGATCACTGCCGGCACAAAGGATGAGGCAGGCAACAACCTGGTCAACCTGCTGGCCAAGATCAACAGCCGCGACACTGCCGTGGACGCGCAGCGCATGGGCATCAACCTGTCCGGCACGCTGGCGGCAGCGCGTGGCAAGGGTATGGATTCGCTCGATGCCTTTGTGGGCGTGGTGGATAGTGTAGTCGCCAAGAATGCGGAATTTCAGGCGCTGCAGGCGAAGCTGAAGACGACCACCGGCGCGGATCGGCGTGGCGTGCTGGAATCGCAGGCGGACATTTTGCAGGGTTCGGCCATCGGCCAGATGGTGCAGGATCGCCAGGCGCTGATGGCGCTGGTCGGCATCATGGGCAATCGCGGCTACATGTCCGACGTGCAGAAGAAGACGCTGGCCGGTGAAGGCGCTGCGGAAAAGAACTACGCTGTGATCGCCGAAGAGGCGGGCTTCAAGGTGCAGCAGGCCGCGAACGAAAAGGATATCGCTTCTCAAAACGCTTTCGAGAAATTAACGCCGCTGGTCGGGGCGGTGGCGGATGGATTTACCACGATGGCGCAGCAGTATCCGATGCTCACCGCTGCCACGGTAGCGGCCACGACCGCGCTGACTGCGCTGGCCGTCGCCAGCGGCGCGGCCAGCCTGACCAGCATGTTGGGCGGGAAAGGCGGCGGTTTGACGGGGTTGCTCTCGAAAGGTCGCGGACTGGCTGCCGGTGCGGGCAGCCTGGCGATGCGCGGCGGCGCAATGGCGCTTTCCGGCGCGGGTGCTGCTGTGGCGGGTGCTGGAGCGGCTGGCTACGGGCTGGGCACGCTGCTGTACAACGCCATCGATGAGACCGAGTTCGCCAACAACCTGGGCGGTGCGATTGCGACTGTGCTGGCCAGCCTGGGCAACAAAGAGGCGCAGGATGCGCTCAACGTCACATTGAACCTGGACGGCGAGCAGATCGCCCAGGCAGTCAACATGCGCAACGCCAGAACCTCATCCCGCTATTGATGGCGGAAACGCTTCCGCCTTAACTGCCCCCGCGCGCGCGCGTAAATTCCGCGCATGGCTTGGGAAGACAAATTACTGGACGCATCCTTTCGGGGTATCAAATTCGAGGTCGTGAAGACTGACGATGATGCCCCGCGATCCATTGTCGAACACGCTTACCCGTATGTGAATGGCTCGGATGTCGAGGATATGGGGCGCGGTGCGCGCCGCATTAGTCTTGAGGCGGTGTTCTATGGTGATGATTACGAAACGCGCCTGCAGGAGTTCCTGGACGCGATGGATCAGCCTGGCGCTGGCGAGTTCATTCATCCTGTGTTCGGTTCTATCAAGAACGCCCAGCCGGTACGCTACCCGGTGCATCACGACGCCGAGAATCCAGACTACGCCACTGTCGCTATCGAGTTCATCGAATCGACGCCGGGCGGATCGTTCTTCGAGAAAGCCCTCCCCGCACAAAAGGCGGAAGCCATCACCCAGCAGGGTGCTGCTGCGACTGTTTCGGCATCTGAGGCTGCGGCAAAGCTGATCGAGCGCCTGCAAGCCTACAGCCCGCTGGCCCCATTGGATACGTTGCGCGAGGCGATGACCGGGCCGCTGTTGTATGGCATGGATTTCATCAACACGTTGCTGTCCGGCATGGATGTGCTGGCGTATCCGCGCGCATGGGGTAACGATATCTCGGCGCTGGTGAACGGCGCACTCGATGTGCGTTTGTGGGGTGACCAGCTCGAAGCGGACTGGGCCAGCATCCAGAGCGACCTTCATGCCTTCTCGATCTTCAGTTCGCCGCCTGCAGTCGCCCCCGCACAAGTTACATCGACCACGCTCCCATCCGAAACTCAGGCTGTGGCAGCTATCGCGCTGACGGTGCAGGTCAACACCGCTGTCGGGCTGGCGAATGCGGCCAGCTTTGTGTTGGCCAGCGAATCCGTTACGCCTACCCTGCAACCCGACGAGATTGAGGCGATCAGCAACACGGCCCGCACGAGCATCCAGAACGCCATCGAGCAGGCGCGCATCACTTACGGCATCGAGCAGAGCCGAACGATCACAGAACCGCTGAAAGGCCAAGGGCTGGCGGTTCAGGAGGCGGCGCGGGCGGTCATCGCTGCGCGTCCGCCGCTTATTCAGCGTGCAGCAGATGCGCCGGGCAACATGCGTCTGCTGGCGCACTTGTGGTACGGCGACAACACTCGCGCGCCGGAGCTGTATCGCCTGAACGGCGCACGCAGCCCGTTCGTCAACACCGGAGACAGCGTCAATGCCTACGCCCGATGACACCGTTGAGCTGCTGATCGGCGGCAAGGTGCACGGCGATTGGTCGAGTTACGAGATTGACTCGGACTTGCTGACGCCTGCCGATGGATGGTCTGTCTCGATGGGTATGGTCAACGGCAAGATACCGGCTGATGTGGCGGCTGGTGCGCCCGTTAAAGTGCTGGTCGGCGGCGAGGTGGTGATGACCGGCTATGTGGACGATCCGGACCATCCTGTTAGCAAAACGGGCCATTCTTTTAGCCTTTCTGGCCGGGATATGGCCGCCGACCTGGTTGACTGCTCCGCGCCGATCTTCACGGCCAAGCTGGTGAGCCTGAAACAAATTGCCGCAAAAATCACCAGCCTGTTCGGCATCAAGGCGATTCGCATCGATGCCGATGCAACCCGCACCCGCGAGAAAGTCAGCGTTGAGCCGGGCGACACCGCTTGGGATGCATTGGCCCGTGCGGCAGAGGCGAACGGGCTGTGGCCTTGGTTCGAGCCGGACGGCACGCTGGTGATCGGCGGCCCGGATTATTCGACTCCCATCGTCGCGACGCTGATCCTGCGCAAGTCTGGCGATGGAAACAATCTGATCAGCCTGAATAAGCACGAGTCCATGCACGGTCGGTATTCCAAGGTGACGGTGTACGGCCAGGCGGCAGGCACCGAAACTGAACAAGGGCGGAACGCGCTGCAGGGATCATGGGTTGATGAAGGCGTGCCGCGCTATCGCCCCAAGATCGTGATCGATCACGACTGCGAAAGCGTGGCGATGTGCCGCGACCGCGCGCGCAAGATCATCACCGATAGCCGCTTGAGCGGCCTCACCCTTTCTGCCTTGGTGAAAGGGCACCGCATCGTCGCCCCTGGCCAGCCCTCCGACGGCCAGTTATGGAAGCCGATGCAGCGCGTCCATGTGATCTCTGAGCCGCACGAGATCGACGGTGTGTTCTTCATGATGGCCCGCAAGTTCAACCGTAACCGCCAAGACGGCACGCGCACTGCGCTGACGCTGAAGGAAGACGGCATGTGGCTGATCAACGCCCGCCCGCATAAAAAGGCGCACCGCCGTGGCAAGAACGCCATGCCCGGCGAGATCATCGACGTGAGCGGAGCTGCGACATGATGAACCCTATCAAGGTGATCGACGAGCGCATCAGCCGCAAGCTGGCCAGCATCCGCCAAGCCTTCCGTGGCGTGGTGACGCTGGTGAAGGCGGCGGGTGCGGTGCAGCTTGTCCAGGGCGAAGGCGTCAAGGGCGAACAGGTGCAAGGTGCCGAGATGTTCCAGCAGTTCGGTTACACCAGCAATCCGCCTGAAGATTCGATGTTCATCCTGCTGCCACTTGGTGGCAAGACGGGGCACGGCATCATCATCGCAACCGAGCACGGCACCTATCGCCTGAAAAACCTCGAAAGTGGCGAGACGGCGATCTACAACCAGTGGGGCGATCAAGTGCTGCTCAAGGCGAACCGCCGCATGCAGCTGGTTTCGTCGGTCGGTGTTGATATCGACAGCCCGCAAACGACTATGAGCGGAAACCTTGCGGTTCAGGGAAACATCGTCGCCCAGGGCGACATCAGCGACCACAACGACAAGAGCATGGCCGGAATGCGCGAGGTGTTCAACACGCATGAGCAGGCCGTTTCTGGCAGCACTGCTGCTGCGCCGATAGGACATATGTGATGGATGCCCTGATCGATCCATTGACCCGCGATTACGTGCTGCTTGACGGCGCGATCAAGCGAGACCCGGCCAACGGCCTGCTTAACTCGATCTATTTGCGGCTGACTGTCCCCCTGGGAAGCTACTGGGAAGCGCCAACGCTGGGCAGCAGGCTGTACACCTTGGAGCGCGAAAAGGATAAGGTGCGCGTGGCGAAGCTCGCCACTCAATACGCCAAACAAGCGCTTGACCCGATCCTTGAATCAGGTCGGGCGACCAGCATCACGGTGACATCAGAGCAGCCGAATGACGGACATCTGTACCTGTTGTTCGAGGTCGTTGCGGCCAGCGGCGAAACGTTAACTTTCAAGCATCCAGTCAAGGTGGTTTAACGATGACTTTTCCTACACAGGACTACAGGCAGGTACGCGATCAGATCCTGCGCGATATCGCCAACCAGAACCACGCCGCATACGTCGGCGAGGATTCCGACTTCTACGTTCGCGCGAATGCATCTGGCAACGCAGTCGAAGGGCTGTACGAGCACCAGAAATGGATCATGCGGCAGGTATTCGCAGACACCGCCGATGTGGATATCCTGGAGGCGCGACACGCCAATCCGCGCGGTATCACGCGCAAGGCAGCATCGTTTTCGACCGGCACTGTACTTTTCTCCGGTGTGGTCGGCAGCGCTGTTCCGCTTGGAACGGAAGCCAAAACCGTGAACGGTACCGCCTTCGTTACAACCGCCGGCGGCGTGATTGGCGCAGGCGGTACGGCGGTGGTCGCCGCCAAGGCATCGCTTGCCGGGGCGGCGGGTAACCAGATCGTTGATACCGCGTTGACGCTGAGCGCTGCACCGTCTGGTGTGCAATCCCAGGCGGCCATCGTCAGCATGACGGGCGGCACCGAGATCGAAACCCCGCAGGCACTGCTGGCGCGGGTGTTGTTCGATATGCAGATGCCGCCGATGGGCGGCGCACCGCATGATTATTTCCGTTGGGCAATGGAGGTGTCGGGCGTGACCGATGCCTACGTATTTACCCAGCGGCGCGTCCCGAACGGCGTTGATGTTGTTGTCGAGACATCTGGTGGTTTGCCATCGGCGCAGCTGCTCGCTGATGTGCTGGCTTATATCGAAACGCAGCGCCCGGCGTGTGTGGACCTGATAACGATGGCTCCGACGCTGGTGCCGGTAAACATCGCCGGGGCGCTGGCTCTGGATGGTGTGACGTTGGTCGATGCCACCGCCAGCATCACAGCGGTGCTGCAAGCCTATTTCGCCACACTGGATGTCGGCGAGACCGTCCGTAAGGTGAAGATCGAGGCGCTCATCACCAGCATAAAGGGCGTGGTGGACGTGAGCCTGACCAGCCCGAACGCGAACGTATTGATCCTGGCTGACTCAGCTCATTCTGAGCTTGGTACATTGGGTTCGATTGCGCTGACATGAACCACGCCGAACTTCTAAAGCGTTCACTCCCATCCGTCGCCTATGACCCGAATGGGCCGGTGATTTCTGCCGAGTTGGTGGCAGAGGGAAATGCGCTCGATGAAGCCCTGCGCTCTGCCGATTCGATATTGAACGAGATCGACCCGCGCACGGCGGCGGCGACATTGGACGACTGGGAGCGGGTGCTCGGCTTGTCTGCCTTGGGATTGAGTGTTGAGCAGCGCCGGGTGGCGGCAGGAGCGAAGTATTACTCGCACGGCAGCCAGTCACGGCCCTACTTCATCGGCATCGCCGAAAAGCTCGGATTCCCCGGTACCACCATCACCGAGTACAAGCGAGCCAACTGCAACGGCAACTGCAATGACGCGCTGTATAGCGAGGCGGACCTGTTCGTGTGGACGATGAACGTGCCAGCCCTGGGCGGGTATTTCGCGGCCAACTGCAACAGCAACTGCAACTCGGCACTGGGTTCTTGGGGGTACAGCAATCTTGAGATGGCGATCAATAAAGACCGGCCAGCGCACACGCGCGTGATGTTCAACTACGTATAACAGGAGAGACATATGCAACGAATTTCGACGCTAACCAAAGTCCTGAACCTTTTTGGCATAGGGAAGCATGGATTCCAGAACGGCGACATGGCCACAAGTACACCGCCGACCGACTTCAACGCGGACTGGTGCAACCATGTCCAGGAAGAGATCGCCAACGTGATCGAGGGGGCGGGTATGGCTCTCGATGCCGGGAGCTATGCGCAAATGAGGGAAGCCATCAAACGCATGATCGACATCCAGGCGGGCAACTACGCCCTGGACACCGGCGTCGCCAACGCCTACGTCATCGCCCTCGACCCGCCGATCTCGGCCTATGTCGACGGCATGACCGTGCGCTTCCGCATCGTCAACTCCGTCACCGGCGCGTCGACGCTGGATGCCGGTGCGGGTGCTGTTGGGCTGGTGAACGACGTGGGCGGCGCGCTGGCCAACGGCGACGGTCCTGCGGAAACCATCATCGCCGCGACCTATGTGCAGGCGCTGAACAAGTTCATGATCAACGAGCTGGTCACTTCTCAGGCGCTGAGCCAGGCAGCGGCGGATTCGCTCTATTACCCCCGAGCTATGGCTGATTCCATATTTTCTCCGCCTGTTCGTCAGACCGTCTTATCCGGCAACGTCGACACTAGCGGCTATTCAAGCTTCGGCGGTGCTACTGGCGGAACAACAGTAACAGCGGCCAGCACACTCAAAGCCACGGCTGCATTTGCCGCCGCCAACCGAACTGGTTCAATTGTGAACCCGCAATGGACCGGGCTATCGACCAATGGCACCATGTATCTTGGCTTGACTATCAATGCAGACGGCACCTGCACACCGTTCGCAACCGCGCTTGCCCCTGTGTATCAGTGGGGTGGCGCTTATTCCACCACGAACGGGCAGCGCACCTTCAATGTTCAGGAAATGACAATGAAGGTTGGAAACGGAGCGACCGCCGCCCAGGCATACGATGTATTTGTGGGCGAAGTGACGGTGGCGGGTGGAGTGGTTACGGCGCTCGTGTGGTATGCGCTGATGGGCAGATACGATTCCGGCTGGTTCGCAATTGCAACCACGACCACATACTCAAAAGCGGCAAATCTCGGCGTAGTGGCAAATGCTGTCGATGGGTTTGTATCTAAAAACGCAAACGGGTTGCCTGCCTTTAAGGCCGCATGGAACCCTGACGGCGATGGTGCCCGTGGCCACGGATGCCTTATCGAACAAACCGACAGGAACACGGTAAAGATGAAGACCGAATACACATCTGTGACTGTGAATGCAAATACGAACTACGCAGCTGATTTGCCTACGGCATCTGGTTATGGACGACTTGTTGCGTCGAGGGGGTGGTGATCATGGGGTTCTATATCGGGAATGGGAAATACTACGAAGGCGATAAAGCGGCCGGGGAAGATATTGAAGTCGCTCAAAGACCATCGCCACAGCATGTTTTTGTTGGCAATAGCTGGGTTTTGGATTTGATGGAAAGCAAGCGTTCGTCATGGGAGAAGATCAAAGCCAGGCGCATCGTGGTGATGGGCGGAGGCGTGCAGGTCGGCGCGAGCTGGTTCCACTCCGACGAAACCAGCCGCATCCAGCAGCTCGGCCTGAAGGATGAGGCGCGCGATATGCTGGCGGCGGGCGCGGCAGCAACAGACCAGCTCGTGATCGACGGCTCGCCGGTTATCTGGAAGACCATGTCCGGCTCGTTCGTGCCGATGACGGTGCAGCTTGCGCTGGATATCGTGGCGGCGGTGAAGGTGCTGGACAAGCGCGCGCACACGGCGGCCGAAGGCCACCGAATCGCGATGGAGGCGGCGGCAGATCCGGCGGCATACAACTTCTCGGCCAGCTGGCCCGCTGTCTTCCCGCAGGGGGTGTGATGGTTAAGCTCGGCATCATCATCAATGGTGACAAGCCATCGGGCCGCCTGACGAAGTTCTTCACCGGATGTGCGGCTTACCACGTGGTGTGGGTGGATGAGGAAGGCGGGCGAATGTATGACATGAACCTGCTGCGCCGCCGCCGCAAGTGGCCTTATTACCCGCAGGACCAGGTTGCCCTGTTTGATGCGCCCGGCAAGGTCACCGTTGAGTATCTGGAAGAGAAGCTCACCAGCGATGAGAATGTGTACGGATTCGTCGATTATCTGCTGTTCTCGCTGCGATGGTTGTATCACCTGGTGGGCAAGAGCACGCGCAACGCGGGTGGGAAGATCTGCTCGGAGACGATCAACGACGATATATGGGAGTGCGGCGGCGAAACGCCGTGGAAACCCGGCGATGCACCGCCTTCGCCGTGTGATTTGTTGCGGTGGTTGATGGGCTGGCATTCCATATAAAAAGACGGTGCGACCGCTGGAGGTGCGCTAACACCACCAGTGGCCACCTCCCGCAGATGTAGCCTGCGTTAAGCCAAGGCACCGCACTGCTCGCGAGCAGCGTGCTGAGGCTACCACGCGAGGCATGGCTTGATGGAAACGGTTAGATGTGGCAAGTGCAATAGAAAGCTGGCCGAGGGGGAATACACCCGGTTGGCAATAAAGTGTCCGCGCTGCGGCACTTTGAACCAGGTGAGCGCCGAGAGCGCCAAACCCGAACGCCTTGGAGCGTCTATCCGAAAGGAAGCGCACCATGAGCAAGCAGACCCCGATCTTTAACAATCAGCACACGCCCATCATCCCTTGGGTTGGCGGCAAGCGCAGGCTGGCCAAGCACATCATCCCGATGTTCCCGGCGCATACCTGTTACGTCGAGCCGTTCTGCGGCGCGGCGGCGCTGTACTTCCTGAAGGGGCAAGCCAAGGTCGAGGTGTTGAACGACGTTAACGGCGAACTCGTGAACCTGTACCGGGTGGTGAAGCACCACATGGACGAGTTCGTGCGGCAGTTCCGCTGGTCGCTGACCAGCCGCCAGATGTTCAAGTGGCTGCAAGATACGCCGGTGGACCCGCTTACCGACATTCAGCGGGCCGCACGCTTCTTCTACCTGCAAAAGAGCAGCTTCGGCGGAAAGGTCAGCGGCCAGACGCTAGGCACGGCCACCACCACCCCGCCAAGGCTCAACCTGCTGCGGCTTGAGGAAGACCTAAGCCAAGCCCACCTGCGCCTGTCCCAGACCTACATCGAGCACCTGGACTGGGCAGCCTGCATCGCCAAGTACGACCGCCCCCATACCCTGTTCTACTGCGATCCGCCCTATTGGGGAACGGAGGGTTACGGCGTAGGCTTCGGCATCGAGCAGTATGACCGCATGGCCGAACTGGCTAGATCGATCAAGGGCAAGATGATCATCAGCGTCAACGATATCCCAGAGATGCGTAAAGCCTTCGCCGGGCTGCACATGGAGAGCCTGCCGATCAGCTACACGGTGGGTGGTGGTAAGGGGAGTAAAGCGGCGGAGTTGGTGATCAGAAGCTGGTAG